TGAAAAATCATCTCTTCTTTTGCTTGTTCATATGTTTTCATTGGATTTCCTTTCATTGCTAGATGAAAGGGTAGCTTTACGGCACTCGTGCTACCCAAACGAGTTCTAGCAGACGAAGGTCAGTCTTGCCGCTAGATATTCGTAAAACCTATATTAAGCCCAAGAAGGCTTAACACCAGAATGTTGCTGTTGCCCTTGTGGTTGAATAGGAGAAGATGGCTGTGATGGTGCTTGTGCTTGCGGAGCATTGCCCCCACCAATATAACCTTCTTGATTAACCGTAACAGGTGACAACATTTTATTTTTGTCATCATAACCGTTAGTACCTTTTTCAACTGCAACTTTGATACAGAACTCCATACCATTTAAGGCTTCTAATCCAGATATTTGTCTTTTAGTATTAGCTTCTGGAGACATATCTGAAGGAGCTAATCCTTTTGCACTATCAACAATTTTTCGTAAACTTTGCAAACCTATTTCTCTGGACATAGAAACACCACTTGGGTTCTTTTTATCGCCATCAAAAAATATGTTATGCCAAACTTTACGTTTGTCAAACTGACCACCAATGATATTAAATTCACATTCAATCCATTTAGCTGACGTTGTAGCTGATTGTCTGAAGATAGAATCATTAGCTAAGTCTGGGATAGAAACACCATCCATTTGTGGTTTAATGTGCATGATTACACGAGCAATAGTTCCGTGTGGAATTAAAGCGAAGTCGTTACCCTCATCTGGGGTTATTTGATTTAAGTCAAGCATTATTGATTTCTCCTTCTTTGCTAGATTGTTCAGATGGATTTACAAAAGTCAAAGGTCTCTCTGACTGAATCTTTCCACCACTCATTTTAGTCAGCAGTTTACCTAAGTGTGGCTCTTCCAATACATCGAGTCTGCCCGATCTATCTTTTGCTGGATAACCCCACTCATTTAACGTCTGACATACAAAGGCACGATATGTGCCTGTACTCTCGTCTCCTGTCATAACTGCCATTGTGATAACTTCATCAACAATTCCTGGTAATTCACGACCCGTCTTTGAACCTTCTATTTGTAACTCAAATAGTTTACGTCCATATTCATCAACTTTCTCGTCAAGAATGCCTACAAAGATAACATTCTTTTCACGGATATGCTGTAAGTGTGTGAGCCAATTCATCATCTCACGACCTTGCATACCATATACTGCACGGGTATCAACAGTACCATTTCTAGTTCGGTTTTCTGCTTGACCCATACAATGTTGGAAACATAGTCTACCTGCCACAGTTATACTGTCAACAAATATAGTTTCATATTTTTTCATCATTTCGGAAGGGTCGCCATACTCTTGCACTACATGATCGTAATGCACTTGGCTATAGGCTTGATCGTCAGTTAATGATGGATTTCCTCCACCTAAGAAACATGCAAAATCTCTACACTCTGACCATGTTTTAGGACGAATGACATCGATTGGCCATCCCTCAATAGCAGCATCTCCCGCCTCTAAATCCATGAATAATGTCGTATCTGCATCTAAAGTCCGAGCAAGAGTGGTTTTACCCACTCCACTCTGACCACACACAACGATCTTGTGACCTTTTTTCTCAGCCATTCGCTGTTCTGCTGTAATTATATTTAAAGTCATTATTCCACTTCCTCCAATTTAAAAGTTAATCCTGCTAATTCCACAGTTCTATGTGGTTCTAATTTAGCTTTGATAGCTGGAGGAGCAGAAGTATACTTTCTTTCCTCTATAGTAACACTTATTTTACCATAATGCCTTGCATCCTGTTGATCCATAGTATCAAGAGCTGTCATCAAACCAACTTGATCCCACTCAACTTTCTTTCTAAATGTAGCATTAAGTTTTATATTATTTGTAACCATAATACTAGTAGAACCAAAGTCCTTACCTTGTTCTCGTAATCTATTACGAGCAATATTACCAAACCTTTGCTCAAATGCTTCGTTGATAATCTTTAGTTCTTGTTTGTCAGTCTCTATTTTTTTCTCAAGAGACTTACGAAAATTAATAAGTTCTACCTCACTAATCTCAAAATAGTCTGTAAATTCTGCCATGATTGACCTCCTTTTTTATTTACACTAGAAACTTATATATAGCACTAGTTACAACAAAGTCAATACCTGTTCTATCATTTATTTTTAAAAGAGAGCAAAACATCTATCCCATGTATGGCTAACATGAGTTTTTTCTTTAGCTTAAACTCTGGTGTGACAACGCCTTTAGCGTCTTCCACAATAAATCTTGATAGTCCATCTTCGTCTAATAATAAATATGTATAATCAGCAATGTATTTACATATTTTATGTCCATTAATTTCTAATAAATAGGTTACTTGTCTATCTAATTGGTCAACAACACCAGCTCGTTCCATAGCTTTTAACTGACCCCAACGCTCCGCTTCCCACCTAGAATCAAACTTTAATCCCATTGCAACTGTCTTTTTTGCAAAATACTTGTTGGGTTTCCCAACTTTTCTGGGTATAATTCGTTTATTATTAGAATACATAGGAGTTACTATAATGGCAGATCCGACAAAATTCAAGTCAATTGGGATAGATACTGATACTTATCATAAACTAAAACGTATTTGTGACGATGAAAGACGTAATATTCGTCAACAAATTTCTATTTGGGTGGATAAAGATTATGAAGAAAGATTTAAGGACGATAATAAAGTAACTCGTTTAGGTTTAGGTACGCTTAGTAATTAAGCGACCTGTTCTTTAACGCCAATAGCTTCCATTCGTTTTATTAAACGATTGGCTCTATTGGTTACTTGTTTGTGCCATCTTGAGTCTTCCATTTGAGTTGCAGCTTCCAACCAATCTTCGTTAGCTATAGCTTCATTCATTTTTTTAAATTTGGATAATCTTGGTCTACCCATATTAAACATCATATTGCATAAGATCAATTGCACATCTTCAGGTAAATCATCAAAGTTATCAAATAACTTTTTGCATTCTTCTACTGTACCGTGAACATCAGTTTGAAAACAATTATTAACTCTATCTTCTGATACTGGTGTGCCTACTGGCTTTTCGTATTCTTCATCCCATTCAGTAATAAGATGTCCTATACCATGCGTTGGCAAACCAAGATGGTCTAAATATATTTCGTACTTACATCCTTCGTCTTCTTTTAGTTCTTCTCGTAATTGTTCTACGTTCATGGTGTTTGCCTTGCTGCTATTGCTTGGTTTACAGGACTAAGACCTAATAAAGCCCCTGTGCCTGGTGAATTAACATTTATTTGTCCTAATCCTGTGTTGGATGCTGGAGGAGTTACGTTTATTCCAGTACCTGTAGGAGTTGAAGGTCGAACATTTGTTCGTACTTGATTAGCTGTATTTTTTAAAGCTGAAGTAATACCAGAGCTATCTGCAAGAGACTTTAATTGTTTTTCACCCTCGTTTATTCCTTCTTGAGCTGATTGTATAGGACCTTGAGAGAAAGCGTTTCTCATAGCTTGTCCAAGAGTCATAGCTCTTTCTGCATCTGTCTTTGCTACTTTAACTCCATTTTTATACTGGTTTAAAATTTGCTTGTAATATGGAGCTGAAGTTAAATATTTTCCTATAATAGAAAATCTTATTAATGATCCTATATTCTGCAAAGGACTAGCGGCTATACTAGCGGCAACTAAATCACCACCTTCGGCTGTTCTTGCATTAAATTTTAAAATTTTAGCAAACTCAGCCATGTTTTTTCCCATTTCAGATCCATAAATAATATTTAATTTATTTCCTTTAGATGCGTCTAGCATACGATCAGCAAATTTGTTTAATTTTGTACTATCTGTCATAACCGTCTCACCAAAGTCATCAATCAGGCTGTTCATAAAATACCCTTGAACTTTTTTTACAGACTCTTCATCACCTTTAATTCTAAAACTTTCAAGAACTTCATCTATTTGATTAGCTTGAGTAGATTTATTTGCTATTAATTCACCCGCTTCTGTAGCATTTAAAGTGCCACTAGATAATTTTTTTCTTAAAGCACTTGTTTGAAGATTATGTAGATTAACTTGAGTGTCTCTAACGCTTTGTAATAACCCTTTTAAATTTTGACTACCACCTTGATCCATTATATCTTTTATAACGGCATCATCCATTTTACCTAATGATGTTTGCCTAATTTGATTTGCTAATGACTTTATTCCAGCATATTCAGTCGCTCCACCAAATAAAACATCTCCACTTGTTCCAAGATTATCAACTGCATCAGCAAATGCTTTACCACTAAAATTTTGAGGACTAATTGAATCTATTCCAGACTTAGTTAAATTATCTCTAATGAAATTGTTCGCTAATTCTTTTCTTAATTTTAAAGCCTCGCCTGGCTTTCCAAACTCATTTAAAACTTTAAAAGAAGCCTCTAAAAATTGAGGACGATCTTTTTTAATTAAATCTTTATATATTTGAGGATCAATTGCAGTACGTTTTGCATCTCTACCTTCTCTTTTTACAAAATTTTCTAAGTTTTTTAAAACTATGTTTGAATCTAAATTTTCAAGAATCTTCTTGCCTTTAGCAAAATCTTTTCTTGCTTTTACTAATTGTTCACTTGCATTTTCAACAAGTGTTAATTCTCCTGATGTTAAATTTGCATCTCTAGCTTTAATTACCAAATTTTCTCGACTCATTATATTATCTATTTTGTCTAAAATTGGATCTAATTGTCTTCCAACGGTGCTTTCACTTTTTACAATAG